CGTTGATAGACGAGGTTACAGCCAGCGCGTCGAAGCGGCCGCTCGCATTGCGGCGCAGCCGGCACGGTTCAAGGTGCAAGCGCGTAATCGGAAGCTGGTGGCCGCCGGCGGGCGGGCTTAGGCATCCAACTTGCTGCCGTAGCGTGCGACGTAGAAACGCACGAGGGTAATGGTAGCAGCGGATGCAGTGAAATCAAACTCGATGGTAGCGCCGGGGCCACGAACGCGTACGAGATACGTCACGGTGCCAATAGTGTTGGCAGCGTTCCGTAGGACACTCGACACGACTTCATGGGCGTCATCGGGTTGAAAATGTACTGATGGAGTGATGGCAGGCAGTGTAGCGGTTAACACGGTGCCACTATAGAAAAGTGAAATGAGGTAGTCGCCGGGTAAATTCACGGTGACGGTGTCCGTCTTGGCAGAGATGGCGAGTCGGCCGCGCTTGATTGGGGCGTAAGCGGCACTGCTTGGGTCGCCAAAGGGGTTGGCCAGGCTGACGGAAGCGTCACTGAAACGGTAGTAAAGACTGCGGTTGATATCGGCCTCACTCGCGCTTTGTGAGGCATCGAGCAGCAGGTAGGAATAATCGACGTAGAAACTGCCAAGCTTGGCGCCAACGTCACAGTTCGCACAGGCAACCCAAATGCGCGTTGCGACGTACGGGGCGAGTGAGGGGTCGCCGTCGGTCCATCTCGACAAGCCGTCAACCGGAAGTGTGTTGTTGAACTTGGGCTGGTTGGTGAGTGTGGGAAGACTGATGTCGAGGGTACCAATAGAATTGATACTGAATGAACAACTGTCTTTGAATGACATCATAGCCATGTAGTTCAACGGGGTCTCGGTGTCCGGGTCGCCGGTGGCGGCGATATAAATCGTGCCATTCTGGGTCATGTTGCCAAGTGGGACGTACCTGATCGCTAGGCGTTTGACAACGTAACGCGACCAGTCGACGGCTTTTTCGGCCAGCCACGGGTGCAAGGAGGCGTTGTTTGGATTGACCACGAGGTCAACAGGAATGACGGCAGACGATGTCTGGACGTCAAGGTTGAATACTGGCATTTCCGTGTGGGCAATCACGACGCCCCCGTTGACCTGGTTCATGCTGGGGACGCCGGTGTTGGCACGGTACATATATTGTACAGGCGCAACCTGTTGCTTGAGATCAAGGCCACTCGAGCCTCCGTGGCGACGGGGACGAGTGGCGCGCGATATCGTGCGACGCAGTGGTTTTGGAATTTGTCGAATTACTCGGTCGACGGCCGGGACGTACTTGCGTGCCGCCTTGACAGCGGAGCGGGCCATACGCAAGCCGCGCTTCATTAAACTTCTTTTAGGCATCGGGTGATGGAAAATTGCAGAAGTCGGGACAAATTTTCTAGGACCGGTCGAATAGGCCACGACTTGGGGTTTGTTTGTGGGCGGGTCCCCTCATCCGCCGTTGTAGGTTATTGGTCGTCATCTTTCACGCCGTGTGTGGTTGATGGGTCATGCTCCATCTGGCGGAGGATGGGGTGGTCAAAGATAACGCAGGTGCCAGGTAGGTCCTGGATAAAACGGTCGAAGTCATCGACGTCAGCAAGTGAGTAGCCCAGCTTAGACACGAGCTCGCGCGCCGGAGCAATATGTTCTGGCCCGAGGGAACAGCCAATCCACTTATAGCGGTTCTGGGCGTCCAACTCCACGTCGGGCAACGAGAAGTCGCCCAAAACGGCCGAAGACACGCGCAACAAGCTATGACGCAGTTGGCCAAAGAAAGGTATTTCCCTCGGCATAGGCCCAATGGTGAGACCCGCGGCACGGCAGCAGATTGCTTGGGCACGACGGGGTTCTTGCTTGGTAGCTGTGCGCGGGCTGACGGTCATAGTTTTACGTATGAGACTTGGTTTAGGGTACAAGCCTAGCCGGTGGAGACCCGAACGGTCACGTCCCTCGATGATGAAGTGTGAATTAATCATGCACTCTGAGAAGGTGCGGCGCGGTACGGCTTTGATGTTGTAGCCAAGGGCTGTTGCGGTGTCCACAAGCGACCGGCCGGTGATGCGTGAATACATATAAGTGCATATGTTAACGAACGTATTGAACACCGTTGTGAGCATCAGGCCGGATGGCATCTGTGGACAAGGCAGCTCCATGGTGAATTTAACGTCGCGTGACCGCACCCGGTATGGACTACTGAAACATGTCATGATAAGCGTGGTCAATTCGCGTGACATGCCCATCATTTCCCACAGTGGCAGTAGGCATAGAGCGGGGCCTTGTGAGGCGTCGTAGGCTGAATAGTCGCCTTCGATGAACGGGGTCGCGGCTAGGTTCGTGGCCACGACACAATCATCTCCCGACGCGAAAAACCAATTCTCGGCTTCCATGGCGTTTGCAGCAGCCCGCAGGAAATCATCGGGCGCCCGCGCTGCGGCGTAGACGATGGACGCATTTACCCCGCGGTGGTGACGCCCGTCGAAGGTGGCGTGGAGCAGGCGCGTCATTGCTAGTTGAAAAGGGGCCATGATCGCGTTGACGTGTGGTGGCAATGTTGAGATGAGCCGGGACTTCAAGTAGCTCTGACCGCCGCGTTTCTTGACTGGGAGCGGCTCGACCTTGGCAAAACATTTCTTTTCGACCATGTCGTCATGCTTAAAGTCGCTGCTGTAGCCGGCATGGTACGTGAAGAGCTCACCGAGATCGAGTCGGCGTTTGCCATCAAGCAGGATATCTCGGTTGACTGATTTGCGCACAGCTTCGACCAGGGTGGGGAAACGCTCGATGGTGTCCGCCATGACGTCACGGAAAATCGGAACGAGCATGTCAATGCAACAGCGCCACTCGAGTAAGGCGTTGTGCCCGGCGGGTTGCTGGGCAAGAACCCTTTCATTAAGTGCAATGGCGAGGGCGCGGGGGTCGGAAGAGGAAAGCGGCGGCATAGTGACGGGCATACAGATCGGGTAAAGGAATGCCGGTGCCTCATGGTCTTGGGCGGCGAGCTTGCGGAGTGCTGGGCCGTATTTCGGGTGTTCGGGCCCCGGGGGAATGGAAGTAGGGTGGTGTGCCGGGAGCGCGGTACAAGGTGGGAGCACCTGGTACCCGCGTGTGTAACTTTCCGCGGTGCTCGGGATTTTATGGGCCTCAATCACGCGTTCAAGGAAATTGTTACGCGTTGGCGTGTAGCGCCAATCAATGGCAATGTGCAAGAAGAAGGCGAGGCAAGGGTGGAGGAAGGATGCGAGCAGGAGGAGCAAGTGGCTGCGGGGATCACACTCGTGATGGACCATCTCCCAGAACATGACGAGCAGGCGGCTAGTAGGGCCGCAGAAAAACGCAAGAAGCTCCTCTAATACTGCGCTGGTCACCGGGTAGTCACGCCACAGCGCAGCCGGGGTCATCGGGGTCTTGGGCGACAAATACCAGAACGAAAACAGGCCAACAGCCAGCAGAATTATTGGTTCGCTGGGCTCGAAAACATCAACGCGTAGCGTTTGTACGGCGGGCACGGCCCAGTTGGTTAATGCGTAGTCAAACTTGTCGAGCCAGTAGCGCAACGAGCGCATGGCGATGAGCACGCCAATGAGTATGAACACGCTGTGGGCCAACCGTGCGAATTTGTCACGATAATCATCGGTGCTCGGGGTCTGGCCGCGATATTTTGCTATGAGCGTGGCATTGCCGGCGTCACGACGCTGCAGATTGTCGTACAAGGCTGCGGCGGCTGCGCGGTGGCCGTAGATCATGTATGCTTCAGTTTGCACACGCATGTCCCGCATGGCATCCTTATAGCGGGCCATTTGATCGCAGCAATTGATCATGCCAACGAGGCGGGGATTAGCGGCAATTTGGGCGGACACAAAATTTGCGATACGATCGGTGGCGGGTCCGCTTGCGGCCTTTAACTCCGTGTGCGTTGGAATGTTAAACAATTCGAGCCGCACGGGCCTGTCAACTGAGGCGTTGCTAATAAAGTTAATGATGCGTGACATGGGGTTGCGCGACGCGTTCAGCCCGTCGACGACGGTGGTGTAGGTGTATCCCAACGGGCGATATGGGACATCTACACGACATGTACTGACGGTGTGACGTTGCTCTGTGCCGCGGGCGTAGAAGATAAACTCATGGTGGCCTCCAGTGTCAGGGTGGTCGGACACGCGCCACCACCAGAAATTGTAGGGTGCCAGAAAATCGCCGAAGCGCCCGTTAAAATAGAAAATGTCGTCTTCGTGCTGTGGGGGCAACGAGAAGTCGATGCGGGGCGCATCGGGGTCGACCTCGCGTCCGGCAAAGAAAAACGCTGCGAGCGGGGAGGGCGCGTGTGGCGGCACGCGCTGCGGGGGAACTGGTGGGCCCGCAGGGACGGTAGGGGTTGGCGGGTTGGTCGGGGGCGTGGCGGGCGGCGTGGCACGCGTGTGACTGAAGCGGCAGGATGAGTCCGTGCAGCGACCGCGGAGGAAACGGCGACAGACCTCCACCTGGCGGGCCGGTACGTCAGGTTTCGGTGCTCGTCGCGGGGCCCTACGACCATCGCCCCGTCTGGGTGGTGTGGGCGGGGGCTCAATTCGCCTAAGCTCGCGCCGAGCTTGGAGGGCGTCGGTTAGTTGGCTGCCCGGGCCAATTTCAATCCCGGGTTGGTGCGTGGCCGGAATCATGGGTGTCCGGTAGGTGGCGTCATATGTGGAACTGTGTTGGGCTGAGGGTGAGGGGTGCGTGGGGCGCTCGGTTGAGACCGGGCGCTGCAGCTCATCAGTGATAGTGATGGAATGCGACGCGACTGAAGCGGGGGAGACAACATGGGGCGGGGCGAACAAAGGCGTGGACGGGGGAAGGTATGCAGTCTCACGTAAATCGTCCGGGCCCGCATGGTCTGGGCTGTAGTCAGCCCTGCGGTCAAGCAGGGGGGTTTCGAGGTCATTGTGGTCCTCAAAGTTGCCATTTTGCAGCGGACTGGCGAACCGCAGACGTTGGTCAGTTTCTGGTTGACTGAAAAACCTTGATTGAGGCACAGTTTTAGGTTCACTGGCTAACCTTCTGGGGAGTTCAGCGATATCGTTTGGGTGATCTACACCCCGCAACGAGGTGCGGGTGGGATCATTCGTCGTGCACACCATCATTTCTCGTGTTTGCCCAGTGGTAAAAGACCTGGGCGAGAGGGGCCGCCTCTCCACGGAAACTACTCCATGCCGTACTCCTACTGAATCGGGACCATCGCGGTCCGTATCCGATACCGACTCCCCGCCATTACTAGTAAATAACATGGTTCGAGGGG